TGAAGAAAGCGGTTCTGATGAGCTTGTGTCTGTTATGTTCAGGCGTTCAATCAAGTGAACTTGATACGCTGATAGAAACCTCTAGCGCAATCGTTGATCAGATTAACAAAGGCATAATGTTTGTTGGAGGTTCAATCCACGCATCACAAACTGGCATGGGTATTTCAAGCGGACAGCTTTCAGGAAATTATTACATATCTAGCGAGCAAGTCACTGCGTACAACTCCGCTTTGTCTGGCATGGTTAATTATCTGCCTTATGGATCAGCCGAAGAATATCTGAACGAGCAAGCACAGAGTGAATTAGACGCAATGGAAGATGCCATTGAAGATTTTACTACCGTAGTTGTTGATATGCTTGAGGTACAGGAAGTAGCAGAACGCGCTGAAACGGCTGAAACTCCAGATGATCAAGCGGAAGTCCAAGACTACATAGCGCAGAATGATATGTCTGTTAGCCAAGAGGACGCTGATACCTACAATCAAAGTCTAGACGATATTGAAAACCACGCTAACGCGGCAGGAGCTTTCTTGGCAGTCGCGGGAAACCCAGAAGCTGTGCAATTTCTAGATCAGGGTGCAATGGATAACAACACTCGCGTCGAAGATAACGCTCTTACTTACAGTTCTACCAACCAAGCTGTTGAATTAGCTTGGGCCTCAAGCGAGACAGTTAGCAGTATTTACCTAAATGGGCAGGGTGATTACGGCTTAGACATTTACGCCTCCGAAACTGACATTCTTAATACGGGTTACGAGAGTTTGTTCTACAACACTGGCCCAACGGCTTTAGGGTTTAATTGCTTTATGTATCAAATTGATTGTGATGAAGGTGATGAAACGTGAGTTTGGAAGAAACGGAACTTAAAATTGGCGGCCAATCTTTTAAGGGTGTGTACATTGCAATATTGTTTAGTCTTGCAACAACACTAGGAGGCGGTGTGTGGACAGCAAGCAGTCTTTATTCAAGGTTGGAGTCTGTAGAATTAAGATCAATTCCAGACATTACGCCTTTGGAGGAGCGTGTTTTAACCGACAAGCAAGCACTTCTAAGCGAGATTGATCTAATCAAGCAAGAACTATCAGATAACGATGTATCGCAGTTACAAGGCAAACTAGCAACGCTAGGAGTGAACCTACAAACGATTATCGACCAGCAAGAAAAACTATTACTTATTGATGACAATGTTGATGATCTTGAGAAAGAAATTGAGTCTATGAAAGCGACTGTAACAAAAGCAGAGTTAGTGACAGAAAAAGTCAGTGGATTTGAGTCAAAGATGATAACAATGAAGAGAGAAGTAGAAGATTTGTGGTCGGCAATGGATTACCTTTCAAACCCGTTAAAGTGAGGATTTAAAATGTTAGAAGCATTAATTGGCCCAGTAACAGGATTGCTAGATAAATTCATTGTGGATAAAGATAAAAAGGCTGCACTCGCGCACGAAATTAGCACAATGGCCGAGCGTCACGCGCAAGAACTTGCTAAAGGCCAGCTTGAAGTCAATAAAACAGAAGCTGCACACAAAAGTCTTTTTGTCGCAGGTTGGAGGCCAGCAATCGGCTGGATTTGCGGATTGGCGTTAATGTACTCGACTATTTTGTCTCCTATTTTAAGTATTTGGTTTACTGTTCCTCCCGTGGACAGTTCGTTACTTACAACTGTGTTGATGGGTATGTTAGGTCTTGGAGCAATGCGTACAGTAGAAAAGACAAAATCAGTAGCGAGAGATAAATAATGCATAACTGGAGCGATATTGAAAAGGTTGCAGCAATGGCATTTTTGTCTGCAATGGCTGTTGCGATTTGCGCGTTAATATTTTAATAGATCGAGGTACTAACATGGGTTACAAGAAAACGAAAAAGCCAAAGGTAAAGAAGTAAATCTTGCCACTAGATCGAGGTGGCTAAATACATAAAACTGATCATAAACTGATCATAACAGCGTTTTTGTGCACTATATTGATGTAAGTTATTGATTTTAAACAAGTTAAATGGGGTGGACGACGGGGATTGAACCCGTGACATTGACGGTGAGTGTCGGCCAGTGTCGGCTACAAACCGCATGAATACTGACTTCTTATTTTTCTTGACCTACACTCAGCGACATTAACCGATAAAAGACTGATCATAAAACTGATCATTGGTTACGTTTATGGGTAGTTTCAGGTAACGGCTCAAATTGCTCAAGATTTCTATTTTCAGCATACTCGTCAATCCATTCAGAATAAGTGTTTAAAAACACAGCAGTTGAGTGACCTAATTGTTTTGCAGCTAGTGGCGGTAATACGCCTTTTGATAATAACTCAGCGGCTCTTGTGTGTCTGCAAACATAGGGTGTTCTATAATGCATTTGTTTGCGTTTATGCGCTTTTTGCCAAGCCCGATTAAATCGTCTGGTATCTTTGTAAAAATTACCATTTTCATTAACAAAAAAATAGGGGCTGTCAATTCTAGTAGGCATTTCCTTCATAGCCTTGCGAACCCAAAGCGGAACGTAAACCTTTCTGCGGTGGCCTGTTTTAGTTGATTCCTCTAGCTTTCCTCGCACTATTTGCTGGTGAACGTGCCAATGTTCCCCATCAAAATCATTTCTAAGCAGTCCCTTTAATTCTCCAGGCCGAAACCCACAACCAAAAATTAGCGCAAAGTAGACATAAACATCACCTGTCAGGCACGACAATATCTTGTCACGCTCTAATGGCGTATACCGTTCTATTGGTTTAGTTTGTGCCTTTTTAGTTTTAATGATTGCTGCTGGATTTGGAAACACCTCGGCATAGTCAAGAACGCCACGCAATGGCCCAAGCGCATTGTCACGGGTCTTGCTTGACGCGTCTATCCTACTAAGAGCAAGTTTAATTTCACGGGTCGTAATTGAAGCGCATGGCCTTTTGCCGAACAGAGGTATCCAATATTTATTAAGTATATTGACGTAACCTAATTTTGTAGAGTGCTTGCCTTGATGTGTTTCAAGGTACTCTTGAGCCATGCTGTAAAAGAACAATAGATGTGTAGCGTGCTGTTCGTTTTCAAAAGCTAGTCCAAGCCGTAACTTTACCTGTGTGTCGTCCCTATGTTTCTTTACGCGCCTAACGTCAGCCGCATTGTTTGGGTCTGCCGCGATAATCTCTTGGTAAACAACTTTTCCTTGTTGAGTGATTCTGACTTCAAGCCCGTTTCCGCGTGGTTTGATACCTGTTGGGAATTTTTTATCCATCGGTCAAACTCCTCTGTGTCAATCATCGTCGTGCGGCCAATTACATAATAATGTATGCCTTTTGTCCAATGTCTCTGCATCCATCCAGATAAGGTAGATGCTTTTACACCGTGTTGTACACAAAATTTAGATTTATCAATAATCATGCAGCATCCTTTTCCGCTTGTTCTTGGTATTCATCTACCCATTCTTCATTAGTCTGATCTTGCACTCTTTGAGTTTCAGTCTTTAGTTTCTTAGTGCGGAAAAACCCTTCATGCTTTGGGTGGTCGTGATGAAACAGTCTTGCGTAGTAGGCGATAAAATCATTACTGATCTTATATTCATCGCCTGTCGTTTTCATTGCTGTTTCCCAGCGAATCCGATTGACCACTAGCCATGCGCTTGAATTTTGATGTCCTTTAGAAATTAAAGCTAAAGCAAATCGTTCAAACATTTCATAAAAATGCGGATGGTCTTTGTGCCATCCCCACCATTTTTGCTTAACGTTCATCATCACCACCTCTCAAAATGTAGTAAAAATCAATGAGTGTTGCTACTAAAAATGCAATTAAAAAAAGCGCCATGAAATATTCCATTATTTTCTCCTTTAAGTGGCCCACTTGGTAGCGGCTGGGCCAAACCGCAAGGGGTTCTAAAAAGGGATATCATCGTCAAAAGCTGGTTGGCTGCTAGATTGAGGTGTTGAAGGCGCGGAAGGCTTCATAGATTGAGGTGTTTTGTTGTCCCCTTTGCTATCAAGCATCTGCATTGCGCTGGCAATAATTTCAGTCGTATATTGATCTTGGCCTTCATTGTTTTGCCATTTGCGTGTTCGCAACGAACCTTCTACATAAACTTTTGAGCCTTTTTTTAAATATTCGCCAGCTATCTCCGCTAAACGATTAAAAAAAGAAACTTTGTGCCATTCAGTGCGCTCTTTTTGTTCACCGCTGGCTTTATCTTTCCATGACTCTGAAGTAGCAATACTTAAATTTGTTACAGCGCCTCCAGACGGCAAAAACCGAGTCTCAGGGTCTTGACCGCAATTACCCAATACAATTACTTTATTTACTCCACTCATTGTCGTTTCTCCATTTACCAGTTAATGTATGTGTTGTATTTTTTTGAGTATTTTTGCATATCACTAACCATGCTTTTTTCACGATACTGATTCATTTCCTCACGCTTTAGCCAACGGTCAAAACCCTTGAGAAGCATTGTGAAATGATATGATCTATGGGGTACTCGTCCCTGTGCTTGCATACGCGCAACAATCTGCGGCATTACCATCGTCGGGCTTTTTGAGTAATCGCCACCGTTGTTCATTTTGTCGGAAAATTCAACGACACAATGTTCACCGTATCTCACCGCGATCAAATAGAAAGCGCAGAAAAGGTCAGATTTTTTAATTCGGGTGTTGAGCGATGTTTTGCATACAATTTTTGCTAACCACTTAAGATCAACTTTATCTTGCATTGATTTAACGGTAGGGATGATGACTGCGTTAGGCGGTTTTTTATGAAATGCCAACATCTGATTATGATCAAACCTATGCAAAAGATTAATTGCTGAAGCAACAAGTGAAGCGTTAGGCCAACCATTCATGGTCAAAATGTCTGTTGTTGAGCGCAATTTGCCGTTGTCAATTGTAGACATTGCAGATTTAGGAGCGCCAGTACACAAGCCTAGCTTAGTGGGCTTGTTGGCTTTAACGATTGCGCTCAGTCGATGCTGTCCATCCATAAGAGTGCCATCATCCGCAATCACAATTGTTTGTCCGTTGTTTTGCCACTTGCCTGACAAAATCTGATCGGCTAAAAATTGGACATGGCGGTTGTCAAGTTTTCGGTTTTCAGTGTTGTTTTGAAGCATTATCGATGCCATTGGAGGCGTGATAGTTGTCATTTCAATGTTCATGTTGTTCCCCTTTAGTTAGTTAAACTGCTTCTGAGACAAAAATCCCTGCCTCTCTAAATTCAGTTGTTTTCATTATTTCGCGCTCTTTAGTGGTAAACACGCCACCTTTACTTGGCGCTACCCACAAAACCTGCTTTTCGGTGTCACTAAGTTCTTTCCAACTTTCGTTAGCCGTAGCAAAATCACCGATAGCAATACCATCTTTAATAGCTTTAACGCTTGGCATTAAGTCTGAAATCTGATCTCGATAATCCTCAACCCTTGCAGATTCCGACCTAAGCATTGCTGACTCAGCATCATCATCCGCAGTTGGAATCCCAGCAATAGATTGAAGTGCGTAACGTCTTGCGTAAGTTATAGCCGACCCAGCAGACTGAGGATCGTTTTTCACTAGCGGCAACGTGTAAGACGTTTCAAGCCATTCGCCAGATTCATGCATTAATCTAGTGACTACGCCAACTCTGTTTTCGTCATTAGTTGGGAATTGCGTGTAAGCAATGCCAGCCTTACTGAATGGCTCTTTAATTGCCATAATGACTGAGGTTAAATCTGCGTAACTAGATTTGAAGAATGGGTTTTTGCTCTCTTTAACAGCACCACCCATTGACGCTTGCGCCTTAACCAGCGCAGCAGATAAGTTTTTAATAGATTCAGATGAGTTCATCGTAAAATCCTCCGTTCGTGCTCCCCAGCATTCTCAGCGATTGCTACTAATTCTGAATATTCATTGTAGTATTCAATAGATTCGGTAAGGCTTGCTTGACCTTCATATATAAAATCATATTCAGCGCGAGCTTTGGCACTGCCGTGCATTATCTCGTTAAAATCTTGAAAAACGTTCATAATTGATCCCCTTTACAAATCAAAATTGGTTACAGAACGTATAATATAATGCACTAAGTGTGATCTGTCAACTCACATCGTGAACAGTTATTTTGACTAAATATTAATTATGCAGATTTGTGTAGCTTTATCTAAAAAAGTATGAGTTAATAAAAATAAGCGGTTTATAACAAATAGAAAATTAATTTATACAACTTGAAAAAAGCAGGGAGGCGAATATGAAAAAAGGTATGAAGACGTATTATTACAACGCTGTTTCCGCAGCCGGTTTCGCAACTAGCCAGATGGTTTGGTGGATGCGCTCAATAGACCGGACGGAGGCGTTTACTAATGAAACTTAATGAAGATGTAGTAATTTATTGGTTAAAATCACAGAGCGCAGAAATACAGCTACTTTTGAAAGATAAAAGTTTGCAAGAATTAAAGTGTTTAATAGAAGTAATAACGAGTTTTACAGAAGAGAAATGTAAAAGTTTAACAAAGCTATCTAAGACTCAAGATAGCCACGCAGAATTCCAATCACTCTTTTAACATCACCATCGCCACGCAATGAGACTTGCGAAAGCAATCTTAATAATTCTTCCTGGTGCTCACCCAATTTGACATCAGTGAAGAAATTGTCTGCAAGGTTAAGAAGTTGTGCAGCAGTAGCACCTAAATGTGGCGCAAGTTTTCTTGCCGCGTCTATCGTTAAAGCACGAACCCCAGTTTCATAATTAGAGATTCTGCTCGTTGAAAATTCCCCATTGGTCAATCTGCTTAACGCAGAGGTTGTTAAACCTCGTTTAACACGAAAAGCCTTGAGGCTATTTTGTATATTAACTTCTTCCATACTTTTCCGGTAAAATTACACTAAGGGTGATAACGACACAACAATACGCCATTTGACAGAACAACTCAACTTTTGTAAGTATTTGTATCTCCGTTAATACCTATATTTTTAATTACTTCACGTAAAGTGATTGCATTGCATACAAATTTGTATATGATGCTATACATGACTAAATTTCAAAAACACCTAAAACAACTCGGCATTGAAAAGTCTTCAGAAACTTTTCATATTTCAAAAAGAACCGCGCTTGCATACATTCGTGGAGACCGTGCGCCAAGGCTTATTTCAGTGCCTAGCCTTATCAGATGTAGCAAAGGCAAGCTGACTTATAGGTCATTTTTTCCAGATGATGAAAAATAATGAGCTTTAATGCATCTAAATGGGCTTGGGATCAAGATTTAAAACCCTCTCCTAAATTTGTATTATTGGCTCTTGCGGATTGCCTTAACGAGCGTACAGGTCGGTTGAATCCGTCCATCAGCGTCATATCAGAAAAAACCGGACAAAACCGAAAAACCATTATTGCCAGCCTTTCAATTCTTGAAGGGTTGGGACTTATTGTGAAAGCAAAAACCTATGGAACAAGTACTAGTTATAAGTTAAATCTTGATGTGCTATGTAGTGCCGAAAACGGTACTGGTATGCATGAAGTGACCAGTCCCAAAAACGGTACTGCCCTAGTACCAAAAACGGTACTTGACCAGACCCAAAAAGGGGACACTAACCAAGAAGAACCAAGAAAGAACCAAGAATTATTAAGGGCTAAACCCCGTAAACAAAAAGCAAAATTATTCATAAAACCATCTTTTAAACAAATCACTGATTACAAAAATCAACTTATTTTTGAGGGGCAAAAATGCACTTCAGATGTTCAGAGTTTTATTGATTATCACGAAAGCAAAGGGTGGGTAGTTGGCAAATCATCAATGAAATGTTGGCAAGCAGCTTTTCGGACTTGGGAACGAAATCATCAAAAATGGAGCAAAGGAAATGCAAATAAACAATCTTCTTCAGAGCGCAGAAGTGACTACGCCAGTAACCTCTACGACTACTCAAAGGCTACAAACTTTCAGTAATGATGATAAAGATGCGATTGCTTATTTTTTTATGCGATTACAAAACACCTATGGCACGGCAAAGATGCAAAGCCAGTGGCCTGATTCGGAGTCGCTAAGTTTAGCCAGAAGAGAATTTGGTAAACAGATTGCAAAGTTTAGTCGAGAAGAGATGGCAGAGGCGTTTGATCTTGTTCACAAAGAAAAGCGCGCAGGTAATGATCGTTTTAGCTGGCCTGATATAGACGCGATTATCGGCTTGTTGACTAACGAGGGCGTGTTTACTGGGTCGGCAGGGACGTTGGCACATAAGCCCTATGTTGCTGAATTGCCGACCTGTACAGCTGCTGAGAGAAAAGAATTTGCCAAAAAAGGCATTGCAGAATTGAGGGCTTTATTCGGTGGCTGATCCTACTGCTCCTAATCAATATAAATTTGTTGGTGATGATTCTCGTTTTACTGAGGGACATTTCTATACAAAAAATGAAATTATAAAACGTTCAAACGTTAATCAACACACGATTAGAGGGAGATTAGCAAATCAGCGCGAGTTTACTGAGGAGTTGTTTGTAAGAAAACAAAAAATTCCGAATGGTGGGCGCGCTAAAAGTGCGTGTGAAACACATTGTGAAAAAGTTTCTGCTAAATGGTTGAAGGTAGCGTTGCGATGAGTGGTGAGGCTTGGGTAGTTAATTCGGACAAGTCGTTACATAACTTTAAGGGTCATGTTGACAAGTTGTATGAGGATAAAAAATACCTAACGTTTAAATGGAAAACAGGTAGACAACGGACTGACGAACAAAACAACGCAATACATTTGTACTGTCGTTTGATCGCCACTGCGTGTAATGACGCTGGGTTTGAAATGAACGTGGTATCTCCAGCTACAAAAGAAAGAATTGAGGTTCCTTGGACGATGGAAAGCGTGAAGGAAAGAGTTTGGCGGCCAGTACAGATTGCTAAATTCCCTGATCGAAAAAGCACAACAAAACTTGAGCGAAATGAAGTATCAGAGATAGCTGAAGTAATTACACGATTTATCGGTACATCCTACGGTATCAGCGTTCCTTTCCCATCACGGGAGACTAAAAATGCCTAAGAAAACTCTACGATCTCAGTGCCTTACACGTATTCAAAAGCTATCAAGAATTGCAGCAGCAAATGATAACGGTTATGCAGAATGCGTGTCCTGCGACCCACAAGAAATGTCTCGCTGGCATCACTGGAAAGATATGGATGGCGGTCATTTTATTCCAAAAGGGTCGTCATCTTACTGGGCCTTAGAGAAATGTAATGTGCATCCGCAGTGCAAGGGCTGTAACGGTTTTGGGATGAAACACGGTTCAAGTGAGGCTTGGTACACCCTATGGATGAAAAATTATTACGGTGAAGATTTTGTCGAACAAATGTTAAGAGACAAAAGAAAAATAAAAAAATTATATGCAACCGATTACCGCGAAATGCTCAAAGAATTTGACGAAGAAATTAAATTTCACTCAGAGAGAATAGGAGACATTTAGTCATGGAACATCTCAAAGAGTTTTGTACGTTACGACAGTTAGAAATTGTTGAAGCAGTAATTAAATATCCGAATAAACAATTAGCGGCAAACGCGCTAGGCGTATCAAGAAGTACGGTGCGAAACGCAATTAGGGGCGCAGAAAAAAAGGCAGCGGCTAATGGGGTTGCTCCGAACCGAGATGTTAATCATCGCACGATGGAGGGTTTCAACGCCAAATTTGTAACCAGCCGTTATGACGGGGAGGGCAACTTACAAGGCCAGTATGTACGGCAAGAGCGAGAAAAGTTTGACCTTGAGGCAATGCTGGAAGATTTTCGTGACGGCTTTAAAGACGAAATAAAAGGATTACACAAGCCTATTACAGCGCCTGTAAATACCGTAGATAAATTAATGAATTGTTACATGATCGGTGATCATCACCTAGGGATGCTGGCC